CTGAGATAGTTGATGCTGTAACTTCGCCAAGTACTGGTACTTGTGCTGATTGCGATCCTGCTGGTACATTTACCATTGGGATAACATTTCCGCCTAAGAACAAAGATTGCTCTTGAGCTGTGTAGATAGTAGCTGCTTTCGTAGGTACTACCAATCCTTCTAGACTAAAGCCTGATAGATATTCGTTTGCCATGATATTTCTCCTAAAAGTTGGCTAAATTATAATTTAAAACAAGCCTTTTTGTTTGGCTTCTTTGTAAACTTTCCTATGTTCTGGATTTGTTAAGTCCAACTTAGAAAGATCAAAAGCTTCAGATGCATTACCACCTTGATAGCTTTTAGTATTTGTGGTTGCAGGTGTAGGTTGTACAAAATGCGGATTCGCATCTAAGAATTCTCTAACAAGGTCGTCAACACCAATAGGTGTTCCGGAATCATTGTAGCGAACTGAACCTGTATTATCTACTACTTCTACATCACCATCTTCATTAAGTCTTACATTTCTTGCAAGTAAATTTTGCACTTGCTCTGGGTTTACACTTTTATATTTTGCCGCTGTGTTTAGCAACGGTGTGTTTACCTTGTATTCCTTAATAATACTATCTCTCTTTTGGATTTCACTATCCTTTTTTGAAGCAAGTTCTTGTAGAGTCTTTTCAAACTCTCCACGTTTGAGTTGTTCTTCTTGTCTGCGCTTCTCTTCGGCGCTTTTAAGACTTTTTAACTCTTCAGGATCACCTAAACCTTCATATGGTTTAAGAAGTTTACGTTCTAGACTGCCCTTCATGCGAGCCATCATGTTGTCAACTTCGTCCTGTGTGTAAGATTTTACTTCTGCCTGATTTTCAGTTGTTGCTGCTGCATCAGTTGCAGTGTCTGTAGCCAATGTTTCGGTATGGTCCATTGTTAACCTCGCCTCCTTGTTAGAGTAATTAATTGTACAGTTATTTATCTATTAATAATAAATTACTTATATTTTTGGTGTTTATTTGCCTGAAACCCTTTTGGTAGGTTTCTTTTTGCCTTTGCCACGTCCTTTGCCGCGACCTTTGGCTGCTTTTTTAATATTCATTTGCTTCTCCTTGTAATACCCATTCTAGTACGCACACCCTTCTTCTTGAGTTGTGCTTGCACTATTCTCATGCCTTTGTTAAAACTGCTTGAACTTCTAGTAAGACTGCGTCCACCGCCACGAGAATAACGTGCTCCTGCTCTGTGTCCATCACAGTTTCCCTTGCATTGGCTTCTGTAATACGTTGCCATGTTACTCGCCCGGTGTTAACAGTGCTTGTTTGGCAACATCAATGTCTGCTTGTTGTATTTCACTGTGCATGTTTAGTATCTGTGCGTCAGTGAAGCCTTCCATTATCATCTCTTGGATGTGTGCAGTTCTGTTTTCAGGCGTTGTGGTTTCGTGTGTTAATTCTTCATCATAGTCAACATCCATCCAATCCGCAATCTTAACTGCAATTGCTTTTTGGATCTGTCTGTCATTAGGAGCAGTTTCAGCTGCTGTTTTAAGTTGGTTGATTTCACTTGCAGTGTCACGTATGTTGAAGCTGCCTGGATATTTTATTTCACCTGTCCAACTACGGTTTAGATAGTCACTTACAATGCGCCAAATGTTTTCTTCTGCAAGTTCTAGGCTGTTGGCTTTGCTGGACAAACGACTGTTGAGCAATTGAAATTCTGTTTCCATAGCCACACCACTCATTGTGCGACTTTCTGTTGCACGGACTGCACCTGTGTTGGCTAGTTTGTCAATTGCATCTGTTGCATGGTTGATTGCTTCATAGATACTGCCCACACTTGCACCTGTAAACTCTAATAGGTATGGTTTTAGTCCTGGATCACTTGATTCATCAATGTGTATGATTGATCCTGCACCAATACCTGCATTGGTGTTTTCTGTTTTAACCAAACTAGGATGTGTGTTAAGTCTAATTGATTGTTCAACTTCACTTGTTGAATTGTAGATAAACTTTTGCAGGTCAGCAATATCACTGATGTCACTAACACCAATGCCACGCAGACTAGAACGACGGTTGTAGGCAATAACTGCTGGAATATATCCCAGTTGGTTCTCTTCAAGTTGTTCTTCAAGTATTGCACCATCTTTGTCGTCAATTGTGGTGGTCTTGATAGCATCTGTGGTCCACTCTTTGACCACCTTTACACTACCATTGATGTCTTCAATATACTTAAAATAATCTAAACTATAACGTCCGCTGGGCATTCTTTGATAGTCCCAGTCAAGCACTGCTAGTGGTGTCATCATACTTAGATATGGACGCACACCTTGATTACGCTGTTCAGCAAGTGTAAGAGCGTTTACATTAGCCTGTGTTACCATTACCCAAGCGTGTCCAAACACACTCATCCAAGTGTGCAAGTCATTCATAAACTGATCCATTGAGCGATTTTCAAAGTCACAGTCACGTAGCATATCACGCACTTCTACAGTGTCTTCAATTAGTCCTAGATCTCTTTTTGGTGATGTTCTAAACAAGAAACTGTTGTAAACACTAACAGTTGACTGGCAGTGGTTTTCTAATGGTGTTGTGGTGCATCTTGAATGGTATTCAGCATTGCTTTCATTAACGTATCTAGTTAGATGTCCAGCGTCTGAGTATTCTTGTCCGCCGATGTAGCTTTCCAAGTAGTACATCCATCTGTCTTGAAGTTCGTGGTATAGATTGTTTCCTGATAGTAGTCCATCAATCTGTTGTTGTATGGTTTCTGTTATATTCATTTTAGGTCCTTAAGATATACGATGTCCCCAGCGGGCCAATGTTTGTGGTTGTGTTACTGTCTTTCTAATAGGATACATAAACGCCACACAATAACTTAGAGCATCAAACATATGATCGTACCCTGAATCCTTGTCTGGAACCATTGTACCTTCTTTGAATTGGTGTTTCTCCAAGCATTCTATTGTGTATTTAGCAGTTTTTGTAATATATAGGTTAATTTTACCGTCTGCTGACTTAAACCTAGCGTTTGTGGCGTTTATTCTGTCTCTCACAGGGTCGTGTTTGCGTGGAGCTTTTACAATAAATCCTGCATTTTGTAGTATGGTATGGTCTGACTGTCCTCCACTGGATGTTTGACGTCTTGAACCACTTGGATCAGGGTAGACAAACACCTTTGAATTAGGATAACGACGCAGTATCTCGCCACTCATTTCGTCAGTGTTTGAACCATACATTTGTATTTCATCAATCACCACAAGTGTATCCTTGTCTGACTGTATGCTCACAGTAGCAACTGCGGGATTGATGTTGAAGTCCATTCCTATGTGTATGATACTGGTGGGCAAGTCTGGCGGTTCATTTACAACGTGTGTTTCTCTTGCAAATGCCCATGCAACACGGTTTTCATATGTTTCAAATGTAGCCAAAAACTCTTGTTTGAATTGACGTTCGCTCATGTCCTGTTTGGCAGCTTCTATTTCTTGTGCTGTAACAAACCCACCGTCCAGTGTGGTGTATTGAAAGGCAATCCAATCTTTGTTTTCTACATCATTTGCAAACGCATACAAGTCATAGAAAGGATTGTTTTTGCCTTTGGGTGTGCCAATAAACAATGCACCTCCCTGTTGATCTGCCAGTGCAGGACGTAGTATTTCGCCCCACAGTGCTTCTAGTTTGCATTCGGCAGCTTCATCTACAACACAATAGCTTAGGCTCACTCCACGTAATTTGTCTGGATCTTCTGCGCCTTTTAGGCTTATGGTTGTTCCATTCTTGAGCAGTATTGATAGTTCGCTTTCGTTTATTTTCTGTACCCATCTTAGATCCAACAGTTTACGTTTGAGAGGCTTCCACACAATCATTTTGGCAGCACGATATGAAGTGGTAACATAAAACACTTCACGGTTAGGCTCCTTGGCTTGGTAACATATTTCACGTATGCTGAGAAATGTTTTGCCAAAGCGTCTGCCGGCAACAACCACTTTGAAACGATTGTTGTTGCTTGCAATAGTTTGTTGCGGCTCACTTAGTTTCATAGAGTATGCGTTCTAGATATTCAATACGATTGTTTAACTTTACCACTGTGGCAGCAAGGTCCTCTTGCAATCTTGCAACATCGTTGTGGGCATTCACTAAATCATTGATCACGCTTTCGTGATTTTGTAGTACTTCGTAAGGATCAAAACTACTTATTTCCATTTCTGCGCTCCTTGGCTAGTTTGAAATGTTCTCGTCTTGTGACTATTTCAACATTTTCAATGTACCAACCTTCACCTAGTTGTATCTGTTGTAAACACAGACTATCAGCAGTGCGTCCACGTTTGTACCATAGTTCATCTGTCCACAATGACTCCCACTCTTCCCAAGTGAGTGTGTGTAATTCTTTGCGATACTTGGATTGACTGCGATGTTTGAGCCAAGCGTAATACTTGTCGTGCCGCACAGGATCTGGACCTGTACACCAAATGTTGGGATCTACGTGTCTGCCTGGTTTGCCGTTTGGGCCTTGTCTGCCTTGGGCTGCGCTTGTTGCATATTTAAACTTCATACAGTTATTTATACAGTATGAAAAATAACGCTAATTAATTGGCTGTAATTGTGCCTGTAACGTGTCCATTTGCGTCACGTATGGTGTAAACAGTTGAACTGCTACTGCTACCGCACCAATTGGGCATTGTGGTGTTGTTTAGACTTGCTTGCAAACAAGGATCTTGGCTGTCATAAAAGTCTGCTACAGTTGAGCATCCTGACAATAACAAAAATATTACAACAAACAAAATAAAAATTAAAGGTGTGTATTTCATTTTAAACCTCTGGCAGTTAATCTGCCGCCTATGTAACCATTGTAGTAGGTGTCATCTAATAGAACGTTGTGATCAAACTGTAGTTTCATTTCCCAGTAGGTCATTTGGTTCTTGTTCTCACAAAGATGTAGTATCTCTTTGTGTAGGGTATTTGGACTGTAAGCGTCTATGTCTTTCAACAGTTCTTCACATGACCCACAGTATTGCTGCCAATTGCTCTCCATGCGTCTATGACGCCTATTGGTCTTACCCTTTAAAGGTTTGAGTTTGCGAGTCGTCCAAAAGTTCTTTTTGCCAATATACTTGCGATTGGTTAGTGTATTGACGATTAGATAAACAAATCCTTGACAGTGTTCAGGGGCAGTGTCAAAAAGATTATTATTGTAGTACCATGTCATTTAAAAGTTTCTGTTTGATTAAAAGTTTGCCTTTGGGGCTGTTTGCAGTATTGACAATCTCTCTTACCACCATAAGTGCTCTCCAAGCAATGCCTCTGTGTTTCATGTGGGGCCGGTTGATGTGTAGTACATTGTCATAGTAACGATAGTGTTGGTTGAGTGTTTCCAGTGCATTCTTAACAGCACTCACTTGATGCATTTCAAACAAGTCAGGATGCTGCATGTACAGTTCATACAGCGTTTCTAGTATGTCACGCCATATGTGATTGTCCATTTGATGCAGGTAGGTATCCCAGATAGTTCTGTTGTTGATGTTTATATCACCTTGTTCAACCACTATCTGGTTTAGTGTGTCTGTGATGTGACACATCACGTGTACGCTGAGTTCAGCTGTTGTCTTCGTCATTGGGCTTGAGTACCACTGGCTCGTCTAGTGTAACAAAGTCTGCATCTGAATATGTCCAGTTGTCTTCGCCATCTTCAACAGTGGGTTCAACATATATTTCAAAGTTGCCTTTGGCATTCTTTTTGTATTTGACTCCGCCATCTGACCATATGTCTGTGTTATCAATTCTCTTCATCTGTTTCTTCTCCAATTTCTAATGTTGATTCGTCTGCTTCATTCCAAGGTAATGGAGCGTTGCTTTCTCCTGCCATTGGTTGATCTGTCATACCCAGTATGTTCTTTGAAAGGAATATCTGCACTGCCGCATTCATATTCACACAAGCGTTCTTGAACATTGCACGTCTAAGTTTAATCTTCATTACTTCACGCCCTTTTACTAGTTCTGCCGCAAAGTTCCTAGCAATTGCATCTTCCTTTACACCAAAGAAGTTGGCTATCTCTTTGTTGTTGCATCCCAGTGTTGCCAATTCTTCAACCTGATCCTGTGGTACTATTGTTTTGTCTCTACCAACTGGTAAACCAACTATAGTGCCTTCAGTGGGTTGTTTTGGTTTGGGTCCTGTTTTATTCTTTTCCATACTGTTATTTATTAGTTTAAGCGATAATCACTGTGAAAATGGTATAAAACGTGTAATGATATATCAAAGCCAAACAAGTTTGTCTTATTCGTTGCTTGTCGCAACTCATATGCGCTATCGCTCAAACTAAAAGTGATATTATATATAGACAATCATTATTGATACTTGATGTAGAGTCACTTTGTTTCAGTCAGACGGAACCTGTTTTAAGGGTTCCGTCTTCTTGATGTTAGAGTATCGTAACAGCCAAGACATATTGGAAGTAGGTGTTTTGTTTATACACTATACGCAAAGGACCTCCCACTCATTCCTTACCTACTGGGGCATACATCTCTGCATTGTCGTGTTCGTTACCGCTATATCACGACTGTTTATGCGTAGTGTTAGTGTTGGCGTATGCTGACATTCATACTAAATCAATCTACAACCTTAGGGTTTTCAATCAACTTGTTGCGTGTGCTCCTGTTACGGATGCTTTTTCCACTGCGGAATTGTATATCTGGCCCGCTAACCTTGGGTGTCAGTTGTTTCTAAGTGCCTTGATTTTTTGCCTTGCTTCACGTAGTTTAGCAGCTTGTGCAGCTTGTTTTTGTATTTTGTTTGCCTTGTGCCACTTGCTGTCAAAACCTTTGCTTGGTTTGTTCCAATAGTCAGATTCTAACTTGCTGGTGTAAGCATGCCTGTTCCAATTGATATTTGCCATTGTGTGCCTTTGTTTGTTATACAGTTATTTATCATATATGTATTATAACACCTATAAAACGGTTTGTCAACAAAAACCTCCTACAGTGAATCACTACTGTAGGAGGCTATAATGTCAGAACGTAGCGGAGAATAAAACGGAGCAATAAAATACAATGGCAATAGTATAATATTTAAGAGTCTATATTTAGAGTGACAGCCCTAAACTTCTCCGCTACACATTTATTTATCATTTTGTAGTTTTTTGGTTCTTTTTTTGGGCAATTGCAAACCAGCTGCTTGCATATGGTGCAGTCTTAGTTCTTGATTACTAAGACTAAATTCACCAGTTTTAGGGCATTTGTATTTGCCGCACTCCAAACACAGGTGACTCCAATGTGTGTATGGTTTTAATAGACGTTTGCTGTGTACCACACGTTTTTTACTGGTTTGAACACCACAATCTTCACATTGTGTTTTGCAAATATTCAATAAATCCAAAGGCACTGTGCGGTTGTCGTCTGGTATTTGTTGTCCGCTTCGTCTAGCTCTACCAAATTGTAGTTTTTCTAATATTTCTGGTGGGTAGTCTGTTTGTTTCATACTGCTATTTACAGCATTACAACAATTATTCCTACAAAAGCGGCAATGATAGTTGCAGTTGCGCCAATAAGTGCCACTAGGATTGCACTATTGCCTTTTTTCATATCACGTTCAATGTTTTCAATTTTACTGTCAATTGCGTCAAACCGCTTGTCTATTTTATTAAACTGCACATCTATCTCTTGTAATTTTTCATTCATTTGTTCATACCTCAGCGCACACATGTCCACATGAGCTTCAAGATTCTCTTTTTCAAGTGGAGTACTGGCAATCATTATGCCGCTCTGTTTACGCACTTGAGTCTAAAGTTTCTTCTGTCAGTAACACCATTGCCAGTAACAACTTTGGCAGTAACAATATAGGTTTTGTTTAGTTGTCCGCCACTGAGCTCAACATAGGTGTCAGTGTCATTGTCAGTGATGCCGCTTGATACTATCACTGGTGGTGTTGGATCATTTATTCTTGCAGCCACACTATAGTTTACAGTTGCAATAGTATCGCCACTGTCTAGCCATGTGCTCCAGTCAAAGGTGTATATCATCTGTGCTTCTACATCTTTGTCTATTTCTAATCCTTGATTGGTTTGAAAAAAACCTGCTCTGTTATTACTCATTATAGTTCTCCTAGTGTAAACTTTCTTGTTTCTTTGTGAATGGTGTGTGTTCTTGTTTCTTTGTTTATGCTAAACACTCTTGTTTCTTTTGGTACAATGTACACATATCTTGTGGTGTCAATTAGTGTGCCAATTGCAGTTTGTGTAAACGCACAAGATAGGCTGCTGCTTGCATCTGCCTGTACGCCCGCTGTACACGCTATGCTAGCGGTGTTTACAAGCCCTACTGTTGTTTGTTTAATTATGCCAAAGTCTGCGCTTAGTGTAGCTTGTACGCTTGCTGTAGTGCTTGTGTCTGTTGTTTTAACAGCGTCTATGCTTGCAGTTGTTGTTGCTGCTAAGTCAATGTCACCTGCGAGACCTGCAACTGCTGTTATACTTGGGCTAAACACACCTGACAGTGTTGCACTGGCTTCAATATTCTTGATGCCTTGTGTTGTTTGTGTTGCTGTAACTGTTAAATCTGCACTTGTGGTTCTTGTTATTTCAACTGCACACACAATTGTTGCTGTTACACTGCCTGCAAATGTAGTTGTGCCCAAGAACTTAACGCCAGTTGCAGTTGCACTAAATGCACTGTCTAAATCAGCAATCAGTCCTTCTGCGCGGATACCTGTGGCTGCTAGTGTTGCAGTTGTGCTTAGATCAACAATTGAGCCTGCTACCAAATCACCATCTACAGTTGTTGTTGCAGTTGCATCTAAGTCGCTTGCGCCGCTGCGTATTCTATCAGCACTTGCAGTTATTGTTGCTGTTGTGCTTAGACTTGCTGCACCACTTGCAGTTCTTACTACATCAACAGCCAGTGTAGCACGTGGTTCAATGTCAATAAAGAAGTCGCCTATTCTACCTGCGGCAATCAGTGTTGAAACAAATGCATCTAAGTCACTTTGAAGTTGTTTGATGTTTAGAGCTTGTGCAGTTATACTTGCAACCGCACTAGGTGCAGCGTTTGCGCCTGCTGTTAGGTTAACAATTGCTGTCTGTGAGAATGCGCTGGCAATGCTACTTGCACCCTGTTGTATTCTAGTTGCAGTTGCAGTTGCACTAAATGCGCTAGAGATGTTACTTGCGCCTTGTTGTATTTTATCTGCGGTTGCAGTTGCACTAAATGCACCGGTTAAATCTGCGTCTATGTCAATTATTTTATCAACGTCTACTGATATAGTTGCAGTAATAGTTAAATCTGCGTCTGCATCTAGTGTGTTGCCTGCAGATGCTGTAAGTGTAGCAGTTGAAGCAAGTGTTGCAGCAGCGTCTAATGTAAAATTAATTACATAATCATCTAGTGTTTGTTCAAACTGGTGATATAAAACTGCGGTATCAGTGTTAGGTGGATTTCTAACTGGTCCTGAATCGTTTACTCTAAATGTTACTAAATCAAATCTTGGATATGGTCCAGCAGCATTTGAATTGCCTTCTGGATTGTACAGTGTAATTTGACTTATGTCTGAATATAACTTGCCGTTGTAGGTTTCACTGCCAACTTCAATATTTCCGTAATAAAAGGTAAAATCATTGCCTACTCGTTGCAAAGTAAAGTTGTTTGCAATTTCAGTAAGACTGCCAACCTGAGCTGTAGTAGCAGTTATTGTTATATAACTACCGTTTTGTTTGCGTATTTTTACACTTGGTAATTCAACCGTATCACTTTGTCTTTCATAACCAAAGTTAATGGTGTTGTCCATACTAACATGTGTTGGAGTTCCGCTGATATCAACTACTGTGTTGAATCCTTCACCAGCACTAAGTATTGTGCTGTCTGCAATGGTTGTTGTTCCATCATTCTGTTTGTGATACACGTGAAGATAAAAATCATCTTTGTCGTCTTTATCAATACTGTCAAAAGTTGCTGCAAGTGCAACTGTTTCTGCGGTTACACTAGTTTCTTCTAATTCAATCATGTAATCTAGATAGTAACTACTACTAGTATTGCTTACATAATTGTAAACTGTATTGTCAGTTTGCCAACGTGTAGCTGAAGGCCGTGCTGTGCTATAATTGTATGCAACAAAGTCATTTGGGCGTCCAAAATTTAAATTACGCAATGAATCAGCAGTTAGTGTAAATGCACTGCTTAAAGTTTCATTTAGTTGTTTGATTATGCCAACATCTGCACTTAAACTTGCTGTGTTGTGCAAGTCTATGCTGCCATTCAAACTTGCTGTTGCAGTGATAGTTGGAGAGAACGTACCTGTTAAATCTGCACTCAGTTGTTTGATTATGCCAACATCTGCACTATGCCCAAAAGAAACCGCTAGTGAACTTGATGTGCTTCTTGTTCTACTAGCGGTTGAAGTAGCTGCGAATGCCGCAGCGAGTGCCATTGCATTGTCGCGGATCCTAGCTGCTTGTAGACTTAGGTTAACAATATTATTAAGAGTGACATCAGTTGAACGTGTTCGCACAAAGTTGGCATTGAATCCAGCTTGTGCAGCCATATCAATTGAGCCATTACGACTTGCAACTGCTAATATACTTGGCGTAAACACACCTGATAGACTTATATTAGCCTGTTGTAATCGTCCGGCAGTTGCAGTTGCAGTTGTGCTTACACTAAGAGTGGCAGTTGCTTCAAGTACAGCACCTTCTTCTTGGAAATAATTTGCAGTAATGTAGCCATCTTCAATATAAGGTTCATAGCGAATGTAACCTTCTTCAATGTAGTCTTCTACATAATAATAACCTAAATCGTCGCCTGTTCGTGCCATCGTTGTTCCTTAACTGTTGTCATCTGTAAATGTAGTGCTGCCATTAGCACCATCCATATGAACTAACAATAATGTATCACTGTCATTTGTAAATGCTGTTGTGCTTGGTGTAAAGGAACTAGTATATCTTGCTGTGCTACTCCAACGCACTTCGTCTATGTAGCCTGAGGTAGCATAGTTTGTGCCACCGGCCCAATCACCAATTCTACTAACACCATTCCAACCCTTGTCTGCTGACATTGTGCCTGCTGAACCGTTGTTTGTTGTTAGTTCAGTTCCATCAAAGAACATCTTTAGGCTTGCGCCATCTTTAACTAGGGCAACGTGATACCAAGTGTTTATTGAAGGAGTAAATCCAATATTTCTAATTTGTGTATATGCTGTTGATCCGTCACTAACTGGTGCCGTTACGGTCCAAGTTCCGCTTTTTTTGTAGATACTTAGGTAATCGCCTCTTGTGCTTCCTGTTGCTAACATAGTAAACAAACTTGGTAAACTGTCTAAACGGAACCAACATTCATATGTAAAGTTGTCTGAGTATGCGTGACTAAATTGTGTATGATCTACGAGTATGTAATCATCAGTGCCACCATCAAAGTATGCACTTGCACCACCAAATTTGCTTTGTGCTGTTGACACTTGCACTTGTTGTTGTGCTGTAAGTGTAATAGCAGTTCTACCTGCGGCTGCTGCTTGGAATGCTAGAAAACTTAGTCTTGATGCTCCTAATGGCATATCTTACTCCTTACTGAAAGTCTGTTGCGATTGAAGTATAGTAGGTTGTGCCATCATAAAAGATACTTACCACGGATTTTGTTGTTAGTGTTGTGTTTCCACCTGCAAATTCATATCCAGCACCACCGCTTGCAGTACCACTGCCCGCAACCAATAGTGTTACGCTCTGACCAGCAGTTGCGCCTGTAAATGCAGACAGTGTTAACGCACTTGTAATGGTCACAGTTTGAACATTGCCATTGGCTGGATTAATTGTAGGACTGTCTGTGCTTCCCAAAGCATGAATTGTTTCTGTGTATTCTTTTAATTCCAAATCGCTTACTTCAAACCCAGCGCAATCTAAATCGCCGCCTAGTGTTGGTGTTGTATCGTCACTAACATCATCAATGCCTGCTGATGGAAGTACCGGAGGTGTATATGTAAGCACACCTGATGTGTTGTTATAAGAAAGTGCGCCAGTACCTGATGCACTAGCTTGTGTTACACTGATGTCGTCTAATTCTATTTTGTCGTCGTTTAGATTGGTGAAGTTAGCATCACCTTCTGCAAAAGTAAGTGCGCTACCTTTGCCTGTTCTTGTTACTATTGTTGCCATGCTAATCTCCTTTAAGAAAAATGGGGGTTGCTACTGTGAGGGTAGTAGCGGACTGCAGAATTACAGCCGCTACCCCCAAAACACTATTAGTCTAAGCTAATAGTTAAGTTGCCACTTGAAATCTGGAATGTATCACCAGTTTCTATGGTCTTACTTGTAGTAACTGCACCGTGGAACAATAGGTTGCCTGCAGCAGATGCATCGTACAAACTGATGTGGGTAATTGTGCCCCAGTTTGAAGTTGCTGCATCAAAAGTGATTGTTGCGTTGGTTGCTGCTGAACCTGCACTTGCTGCTGCAAATGCTGCTACTTTGCGCACATAACCTGAGCCTGAAGTGGTTACTTCGTTTGCACCACTGTCATCGTCTGCTGGTGAACCAGTGTGAAGTCCTACATACACGTCTGTTGGTGCTGTGAACGCTGCTGTTCCTAGAGCATGGTCTAGTAATTTTAATTCTAAATAGTCTGAGGCTGCTGCCATTTTATTTCTCCTTTAAGATATGTTGTCTGCGATTTTGCAAAAGCAGACAACATTCTGTCTGCTGTTTGTATTTATGCAAAAACCTAAAAAAACGTTAAAAAAAGGCTAAAAAAGATTAATCCCAATAGCCTTTGAATGTGGTTGTTGTGCCTGTTAGCAGTGTTGCACCACCTGTGGGCAGTGTTCCAAATGTAGTAATTACATCTATCTGTGCGCCAGCTGCTGTTGCACTAGAGTCAATATTAACAGTTGAATCTATTGATATTGCTGCACTTGCTTCACCTGGGTTGGTTACACTTAGTGTGCTAGGAACTGCTACTCCGCCTGTGCTTGCCAACGGTAAAAATGCTGTTTTCTTTGCTACAATTGATTTAAGACGCTGTGTGTCCACGTCAAATGTACCACACCACATAATAGGCACTTCAATATATTCACAATCAAAATCGCCTTCTTTAGGTGTGCTAGGCGGTAAGTCTGATGTTGGACCAGTTGTTGCATTGTTGGTAAGTGTAATAGTTTCTACATTGTTACTAACTACACAGGGGTTATCTAAACTGTCGCCTACTGTAACATTTATACTTTCACTTGCATTAAAGGCACTGTCGTCTGTGGTTGTAATATTTAGAGTAGCACTGTTGCTGTTGATTGTAACTGTGCCTGTTAAACTAGGTGATGAAACTTTTGGTGATCCATTGCCACCAATAGTATAATTTAGTGTTGTGCCGTTTGAATAACCTACAGTTGTAATTGTAACTGTGGTTGAGTTACCTTCTTGAATTGTAGTAGGTGATGCCACAACATCTTGTACATATTCAGTAGGTGCTGGCTTTACTACTACCTGTGTGGTGTTGCTGCCAACTGTGATAGTCATTGTTTTTTCTGTAGCAACTGTTGGTGTAACAACCAGCGTAGCATCAGTTGTTCCTGTGGTTGTAAGTGTGCCTGTTAGGGGTACATCTATTTCACCTGCTGTAACACCTGTAATTGTATATTCATAATCAAATTCAGGACTGCTAAAGAAACAACTTTCGCAATCATGTCCAACACTTATTGTTACAGGACTTCCGCTACACAAATCATCAACACTGCTGGCAATGTCAGCAACTGGTTTTGCAACACTTGATATTGCTGCTTGGATATTTTCATCTGCAAACTTGCCTTCATTGATAATTGCACCAGTATCTTCATCAACTGTAAACAAACTGTTAATCAGCCCCAGTGCAGCATTTGCAGCAAGCAATCCGCCCATTTGTTTGCCCATACTAATATCATCTTTAAGATCCAGTTCTTCACTCAACAGTTTTGATTTGATGCCTGTAAAGTTGGAACGATATTCGTATGTTAATCCGCTAGTACCATTTGCGTTGTTGAATCCTACAGTTTCGTCATAGATGTTTGCATCGTATTCTTGTGCGGTAATACTGTAGATTAAGTTGCCATCTTCTTCATCTTCTTCTTCAATTTGTATAACTCTAAACAGTTTGTTGGTAAAATTTAATGCACTATTTGTAATATCAACAACATCGCCTGCACGTACAGTATTTGCTTCAAAGTTAGCACGGAATTCAATTATTTTATCAAGTCTACTTTGTTTTAGTTCGCGACTGGCAATGTATGCTGCCTGCACTGGCTCATTTACAATTGGTATACTTAATTCAAGAACATTGTCTATTTCTTGTGCAAATCTGTCAGCTGTAGGAACAGTTAATTGTATTTCGTCTGTGGTATCTCTTGTGTCTTTGTTGGGAAATCTTGCAATCACACTGTTGTACAATTCATTTACGCCAGTACCACCTACATTTATTTCACCTAGTATGTTTGAGTCATCAAAAGTCCTAGCACTAGCAGAAGTTGTGTTAAGAATAACAATCCACTTGCCTTGTGTTGGATCCCATGTCAAATAACATCCGCTTACGTTTGCTAATTCATTAAGATTATCCAACACATTATTATTTGTATCTATTAATCCGTTAATTTTAAATCTATTTGTTGTGGCCATTCTGTTTATCCTGCGTTTGTTATTGTAACAATTTTATCTTCAGTGTTTGTTTCTGGAGTTTCTATTGTATATGTTAATTCAATATTACTAATACTAGAACTTGTTAGTGTAATTGTATCTATATCATTATTAACATCAGTTTTTGAACCTATTACTTGGTATGTTTTTGCAACACTGTCAAATGTACCTGGTTTAGGACCATCTGTGTATGTAACAAATCCCATATCATTATTGCTGTTGATGCCAGTACCAATTACTTCACTGCCATCTAAATTAAGTTGCCAGTCATATATTGTGTTTAAATAAGAACTTAAATCAATTGTTCTATCTTCTGTAAATGTATTAGTTGATTCGTCAAATTCAATTCTAATAAAATCAAAATCACTAGATGAATTAACCAATTTTATAACAACGGCGGTTCCGTCATCGCTTGCTTTCATTTCATAAAAGGATGAACTAGGTGTAAAGCTGGTGGTCTGTGTGTAAGTTTGCGGAGCACTTCCTGTGCCTCTTGTCATTACATAAAGATTGGTGCCGTCACCGTAAAGATATCTAGTTCCATCTTGAGTAAAATAACTGTAACGTGTTGTGTTTGCTACTTTTTCGTCTAATGTCCAAGTGCTACCACTACCAGTATAATAATAGGTATCATTGTCACCAAGTCCGTCAGTTATTGCTAATCTTGTACCATCTGAAGACAATCTACATTGAGCCCAGCCAAAGCTGCTACTATAATCAGTGTCTGGATCTAGTATAGTTGTTTGTCGGCTGTAATTTCCTGTGCCTGTTCTTGTATAAATGTGAACACGCCCTTCTCTGTTTTCACCAGTATCTGTATCAGTTGGTTCAGCAATAGCAAGTGTGTCGCCGTCTCTGCTGCAACTCATCTGTTGTCCAAAGAATGCATCAGTGTTATTTCCTGGTGGACTTAGTGTTTGTGCAAGACTCCAAGTATTGCCTACACCTCTTTCATAAACAAATACTCTACCAATAGGGTCATTGATATCTCCGCCTGCATTGTAGTACATTCCGCTTGAGAGAATAGTATCGTCATCTGCCATTATTATACGTCTACCTAAATTTGCATAATAATTACTGCCAAACACTGTTTTAACCAAACTATATTCTTGTCCTGTTTTTATAAACCAATGCAATGCGCCACCGTTGGTAGTATTAGTATCATCACCTGCGTTGCCAATAACAAGTACACTGTTTGAGCTGCCATAGGCTCCTGCAAGTAATGCACCTGTTGAACTTGCAGTATATGTATATTCTTGCTCTGCTCCCCAACCGCTTATGCCAGTAGATGTTATATTTTGAACTTGACTAGTAACACTGGGTGTTAGTGTTAGTGTATAATTTCCAGATGCTGTATAATCAATATCATAAATTTGCGGACCATCTAAACCAATATTACTTGCTGTACTGGTGGTATATGTTGCAGATCCTCTTGGTTCTGTTAGATAATCCAAGTTTAAACAATTTAGTGTTTGTCTAACAGTGTACGTTATGCCTGGGTCATCATCATTACTGCCTGCATATGTAAAGAATGCGTCTGATTTAGTGCTGGTAGTTGTTAGACTTATTGAATTTAAATGCGATTCAACTTGTGTTTCAGTACCAGTTAGTGTTAAAACTTTTGAAGTAGAATTAAACGAGCTAGTGCCGCCTGAGCCGCTGCTGCTCATTGTGTCAACAATAGTTGTTGTACTAGGAGTTACTGTAACAGTCCAAATTTCTGTGCCGTCGCCACCTTCATAAACAATAGTTGGATTGCCTGTAACTGTTTGTGTAGTAGATTTAAGAAAATCAAACGTGCTAGGACCACTAAATCCAGCATTTGATAATTCTGAAGTAACATTAAAATAACAATTTATTGAGCAACTAGTAGTTCTTGTTCTTGTAAATGCTGCTGATAAACTTGCACTAGATATAAAATTTGAAACTGGAACAAATGTACCCACTTGCCAACTTTCTTCTTGAATACCTTGAGGAGTGTTATATCTAATAGTTACAATATAAAAGAAGCTGCCTTGAAAAGTGTCAGGTACTGTAATTAATGGAGCTCTAACTGTTTCCCAATCACTAATACTATCAATGCCTTGCATAATAAACACACCATTACTAGATACAACATTGCATCCACTAGGCGTTGTAGTCCAACTAACAGTTGCGCCTGAAACTCCACTAACATCTATTTCGTATTCAACTAATGCACTTGTAGGAGTTATAATCTCTTCAATTTCATTAGTACGCTGAACAGTAAATGTTTGTGTTTCAACTGTAAAACTTAAATCTCTACTAGTGGGCCACGCTAACACTACACCATATGGACGATTTTCAGTAAATGTAATTGTATTGTCTGAATAATTATTAAGTTCTGTTAAACTGCTCATTGTGCTTCAATCTCCGCTGCTGGTATACCTGCTCCATAGCGTGTATTAGTCATATAATCAAATAAACAATCACCTGGCTCTGTCATAGTATTGCTTAATTTAAATTTAATTTCTCTGCCTATTGAAGTTAGTTTTTTGGTTTGTTCGCTGCTGTATCTAAACTTCATAATACAAAATACCAAGTCATTCATTGTGTCTGTAGTGGTCCATCCAGGCATAATTGAATATGCTGGTTGTGTGTTGCCTGCGCTTTCTGTGTAAAAGCTAACAGGACTTGTGCTGCCGCCACTAAATGGATATACTTCAATTAGGTCTGCCCACTGATCGCTGTTGTTGGCACTGTCGTCCCAAATAGTTTGTACAGTTGTGCCGTCAGCCTTAAATCCAAGACGCATACCGTCAACATAGATTTCTTTGAAACTAATTGCACTGGCTGTTCCGTCAATTTTATTGCCTGTTTTTTCACACAAGGTAAAACACACCCACATGTCAAAATTGTTGTCTGCCATAACTGCATCTGTAATCTTGCCAGTAACAAAGCCTTCGCCGTACAACACTGGAACGCTGTATTCTGTGTCTGGATCAAGGGTAAATTGTGTGCCTTTGTCCTGTTGTTGATTTGCTTTCTGTGCGCTTGATGCTACACGATTTAAGGCATAACCTAACAGTGCAGTTCTTGCTAGTTGACTGCCTATGCTTGATCCTGATACAAATCCAAATGCTTTTTTGCCAAAGCCTACTATACTATCTATAAAACTCATTGTGGTGCTCCAAAATTAAACTTTGTACCTTTTAGTGTTGGAACTCTGTCCATTGAAGTGTCTGCAGAGAAAAATGTCTTTTGACTTTGTGGATTTGTTTTGCGTCCTGCTATTTTTTGGGTCAACAATCCTACACTGCTTGCACATTCTAACATCAACATATGCGAACTGGTTCTTGATTCAATGTCAAATTCTTCTTGAATACTATAGTTGTTCACACTGCCTATAAATCTACCTGTAAAATCACCTATTTGTGTTCCAGCAACTGTGTAATAGCCACGATATATTTTAATTGGTGAGCCTTTGATTTTGCTGTGTATAATTTCATTTATATTGTCAGTAGGAATACCACTAATTGCTATGGTTACAGGATTTTCACTTGGGCGTAATTCACTGGTGCTTGCAGTAATGCTTAGAAATTCACCTAATGGCGTGTATGCTTCAGTGTTGATTGTTTGCACACTGTCGTAATCGCTGAATTTCAATACTTGATTTGTATATGCACCGCCGCTTGTGGTTCTATATTCGTCTATCTGCAAACGCACAAACAATCCTACTTTTACACTGGTGTATGAGTCTAAATTAGGCATTTAAACCTCCACAAATACAAAAGCGCCATCCCAAGATACTTGTGCAGAATTAAGACTGCCAAATACTGTCCACTGTGGGAATTGTGTGCAAAGAACTGTGTATGATTCTTCACTAGCACCTGGATCTACGTTGTTGTAGTACCACGGATGTGTGGCATATTCAATTGTAATAGTTGCGGTGGTGTGCCTGTCTAGTGTTTCTGCAAGTTCAATATTTGCTTTGGTGTCAATCCAACGTGGTCCATCAGGTAGTTTAACTGTAAATATTTTTTTAGGTGTGCCGCGGCTTACTGCTTTGACAGTACCATCTCTTGCTTGTGTACTGCCAACTGTATCACGCCTGCTGATGCTTAGTGTTTCTGCACCGTTTATAATCCATTGAAAGCTCATATCTGTTTATCTCCTTATTGGCACTTTGCGAGCGCCTTGTTGTGCAACTGCGTGTATAAAGCCAGGGTCTCTTGCAACCATTGATTTAAAACTTGGGGCATCTACTGCATTGATATTGTAAACAACTTGTGTGCCGCTGCCTCCACCATTAAAGTTGCCCATTGGTGTAATGTTAGCTGGACCACTTACGAGTTCTGGACCACGTTCTCCTACAACACCAAACTGTCCTGCAGGTATCATACCGCCGTTTGCAAAGAATCCAGCGAACGGACTTGAACCGCCTCCGCCTCCGCCAAAGGCACCAAACGTGCTTGCAATTAATCTTTGTATTTGGCTGCGCAATAATTCTTCAAGTATTGTGTTTACCAAATCTTTAAATTCAAACTTGCCTGTCTTAGCAAAGCTTACAATAGCATCTTCCATGCTTTTTGTTGTTTTGTTAAACAGTCTTTCTGCTTGTTGTCCTGCGTTTGTAGCATTGTCAGCATAATCTTCATATGCTTTTTTCCAACCGTTTGCAAATGTTGATTGAGCTCGTTTAACACGTTCTTCTTCATCTTTTTCACGTTGTTTTCTTTGTTCTTGTATTTGTGAAATCTTTTGTTCATTTGCCTCAATACTTCTAGCTGATGCTTGTCTGCTTGTAATTGCTGTTTGAGTAGCTTTATCAATTTTTGCAAGTTGTTTTTCAATTTCATTTGCATCAAGACCTTCGCTTTGTGCTCTAAGTCGTGCTTTGGCTACATCAGCAAGGCGTATTTCTTGAAGTTCTATTGCTTTTAATTCGCGTTCTAATCCTTCTAATCCGCTTAGTGTTACACTTTCTTCACTTTGACGTATTCTTGCATTAATTGCATCAACTGCTGATTGTGTATCGTCTGTTAAACCTTGTAATTTATTTGCTAATTCGTCTGCTTTGTTACTTGTGGTATCAAAACTATTAGTTAATGCATCCATTGCAAATGCATACGTGTCAACTGATATTTTGCCTTCAGATAGTTGTTCTTCTAAACGTGCTATTGCCAGTGCAGTAAATTCAACTTCTTCACTTGCATTATTAGCATTATCTATTATGCTGTTATAGAATTTTTGAAAGCCTTCTTCTTCACCAAGTTCATTTGCTGCTTCTTTTAAACTTTGTACTTTTTCTCTTGAAGCAGTTAATTGATTTTCTGCGCCGCGCAACAATTCAATAAAATTATCAACTTGTCCATTGCTTCTTTCAAATGCTAGATGTAATTGTTCAATTACAATTTCTGCATCTACAATTGCTTGATTGGCTTTTTCTAATTCAGTTCTGTAGTCTGTGTCTGCAAATTTTCTTGCTTGATCTATAAATTTTTGATGCGGTGCTAATATTGCATTTAAAGCATCTTCTTGTTTTTTAAGAGCTGCTGCTTCTGCTTCTGCTGCTTTTGCTGCTTCTTCATCTGCTGCAATACGTTTTTCTAATTCTACAACAAGTTCTTGAATTGCTGCTTTTTGATCATTAATAATGGTGTTTGTAGTAACAAACCCTCTGCCGCCTGCTACTTGGCTTTTTACTAAATCGCCAAATTTAAAATTTAGTTCTTCAACAGCTTGTGCAGCACTTAAACTGCCTTCTGCAACCTTATCCATAATTTCACTAGGATCTAGATTAACTAATGCGCCTTCTGTTTCTCCAATTGCATCTGCTGTTCTTGTTAAACTTTTTAGTATAGTTTCATATGATCTAGTAATGCCACTTGCTTCGCCTATTTTAACAGCTACTCTATCAAATGCATCACTTAGTCCTTGTTCTAATTGATCAATTGTAGGTCTTGTTTTATTAAACGCATCACTGAGAGCTTCTGAACTTTCAACCATATTAAAGAACGTTTCAGCAGTAAGTTCACCTGCTTGACTCATTTGTCGTAGTTTGCCTACTGTGAGTCCGCTTTCTGTAGCCATAATAGCAAGAGCAGGTCCTAGTGCTTCAACAATTGAATTAAATTCATCGCCACGCACTGTGCCTGACGCCATGGCTTGTCCAAATTGTCTAATAGCACCAGCAGCAGTTCCTGCATCAGCGCCTGATATAGCAAGTGCTTGTTGGAATTTGCCAGTAACACCTAATACTCTGTCTTGTTCAATGCCCAAATCAGCAGTTGCAAGTGTTAATTTTGTAAACAAGTCAACTGTATCACCAAAAGCAGCACGATTTGATATTGCTGCTTGTGTTAATTGACCTGTTAATTCTACTAATTCTTCTTGGCTGTCTGTAATTAACCTTAATTGGTTAGTATAGGTTTGCATTGTACGTGTAGAATCAACAATTGCTTTAGCAAAACCCGCAGCAGCTGCCGCAGCAGCCGCAAACCCTACTGTTTTTAATGTTGCACTTAATTTACCTAAGGCAGCTGTTGACCCTTTTGTGTCTACTTCTAATACATAACGATCTTTTATTGTTGCCATCTTTGTGCCCTTATATCTTTCTAATTAAACTTCTAATAAATTTAATAGTATTATCTGTCATGCCCTGAGGTGCTTGACGACTGTATCCGCTGTTTAATCTATTAGCATAATTATAATTTGCTTGTATTTCATTACCCAACAGTTTAGTTTGTTTTCTTGCGTTGCCCTTATCTATGGGTGTAAGTTCTCTAAATTTATCAGATGCAGATTTAGTAATCTTTGGTAATTCTTTTTCAATTTCTTTTAATCTACGATTAATATTTCTTGTTTGTTTCATTAATTACCTTTAACTGCATCCATCATAGCTTGCAACTCGTCTGTAGTATGTTCTGTTTGTGTATGTCCTTCACTATTATCATTTACTTTTTTATTTAAGTAATTTTCATATTGCAAAGACAATATAGCACATTTTACATCAATTGAATTGCCCAGCTCCAAAACTTGACTTGGTAACGTTGCATATCTTTTTGCTACCATGTCAAGCGTTATCCAAGCATTTATTTCTCCGCTGGGATTTCTGAAGTCTGGGCTATCATGTTTCCCAATTTTGTTATACTTTCTTCAATAACTGCCATCATAATATCTGGTGGCAATTGTTTGCTTCCTGTTAATAATAAATTACCTTTTTTATCTCTTACTAATTTTCTAGTTACAATTGCAGCTTCAACTATTCCAGCTTCGCCTGACATTTTTGACAATGCCATATATGTTTCCATATCTTGTCTGTCGTGAATATAGAATACGATATCTTCACCGTGTTTTTCTACAATTTCAGGTTTGGTAATTTTAAGTTCAACAAGCTGCGGTTCGCTTATTAATTGTTCTAAGTTCATTCTCTTAATCTCCTGTTCTGTTAATCATTTTATTAGCAAGTACAACCAAGAAGTTTAATCTTGATGTTGCCTTGGTAATATCTCTTTTAGCACAAGCAATTTCGTTGCTTGCTTTTGCTGTTTCTGCAACTATACTTTGCAGAAGTTCTGTATCTGTCTTGTTTTCTATTAAATCTTTCATCTATTAATCCTACATTGTATTTAGCTACATAAGAAAATAGGGGGTATAAAACCCCCCATTCCGTGTACCCTCACGCTCTAGAGTGTGATTAAGATACTGTGTAATCACCGTCTACTGTAATAGTAATTGGTGATACCCAAACTGGGCTGTCTGCACTTACAGTTGGAGCCAATCCTGTGATGTAGCCCTCTCCTGATATAGTTTTACCTTCGCTGCCATCTGATGTGTCACCAAAGTATAGTTCAAAGTCAAGTAAATCTTTTGCTTTTGATAGTTCAAAGATTCCCTTGAAGTCTGCTTCGCCTGCGACTGCGGTTGAGTCGCCAAAGAATACAGTTTGGTCAAGTACGATGTTCATTGTCAGTGAGTTGGTAGCAGTAGTTGCAATTTGCAATTTACTAGCTTGGTCCAACTGTGTCCAAGTAAACACGTCATTGGCTGCGTTAACTGTAACGTCCTGGAGTGCAGGTACTGTTAGTTCTGGGGTAGCTGCTGAGTTTGCTGCGACACTAATTTTTAGTGAAGATTGCTTTGCTGCCACACCCGGTGCTGGATATATATAAGCCATAATGGTTTCCTTTTTGTTAGTTAATCCTAGTTAAATTATATTCCACGTTTACAACCAGTAAATCGTCCTCATAGTCTGTAGAAACCGTGCTTTCTCTAGTGTGAGTACCGTCCAACTCTATTGAGTCTTCAATACCACGCAAACTTTGGACAATTGAGTCTAGTTGCACCAGTGGATTTTTTGCGTCAACAGCAAGATAGACACTGACTGTTGTTGTTGTGTTGTTGATATTAAGTCCGTTAAGAGCTTGTACAATAGGAACACTTGCAAATTGTGTGCGGTCCACATAAATCGTCTTAGGATTCTTTATGTGTTGTGCAACACCTGACTCTTCAAAAGGCAATTCACTGCTCAACGATACTCCGTTGAGTGCTAGTGCCTTAATTTTGTCAATTACTTGTGTTCTCATCTAACTCTTCTCAGATTAAAATATCCTGGGTCTTTTTCATCAGAATCAACTGTGTCATCATCATCAAAATCATACCAGTCACCCGCTGTAATAAGTTCACCAAATAGGCTTTCAGCACGATTCTGATAATAGCCCATCTTTGCTCTGTCTGAGTCTGTTTCGTCTCCAAAGTCTGCAACTTGGGGAAGAATATAGTCAGCCATTGCAGTGTAAACGCAAAGTTCTGTAAAATCACTTTTACGTGCTTTTATTTTGTCTGCGTCCACACTTGGTATGTCAGCAACTGAATTATAACTTATTGTATTGTCACGTTTCATATAATAGTGTCTCCACCAATCTGTCGTGCTAATACGGTTTATTATACGGTCAGTTGCCCTTATTAAAGCATCTTCAACAACTTCGTCAGTTAAGCCTTCATTACTGTCAAATAGACGCTGATCTCTTTGCAGAACATCATTAAACTCTGCGAAAGAAACTGTAGCGTTGTCTTCAATAATAAAAGCCATATAACTATCCTTATGCTACATTAATTAACTGAATGCCACGTGCTGCATCAACAACACCAACACCAGCATGAATGCTTGCAACAACATCGTTACCTACGGCTGCTGCTCTACGCTGTACTTCAATGTCTGCATTCTTTTGCATTGCAATTCTGCAAGAATCAACACCAAAGATAAAGCCACTGTGTGCAGCTGGAACTAGTGCAGATTGGAACATTTGTACGCCAGCATATGTGCCAACATAACCGTTGCGTAGTGCTTCAGTTTGGAAGTCGCCGCCGCTAAAGTTACCGTTAGCAAACAGGTTCTTCATAAGGTTTGAAGCTTCTGAAGTTGATAGGATACCAAAAAGTTGACCCATTTCGCCAGCGCCACGGATTTGTGCTACTGCGTCAAAGATTGAATCACCTGTCATTGGTACAGAGTCTGTAGTAGACGCTGTTAAGTTAGTTGCCATAGCTGTTAACACTGCTGTGTCAAATGCTTTTGCAACTGCGTTACCAAGTACACGACCCAATTCGTTTGGATCAATACCACCTAAGTCACGT